GATAAAAATGACAAAAGAGCAACTTTAAAAAAAATATTAAATAAAGACAAGTATAAAAAGAAGTGAGGGGATAAAATGAAACTTATTGAATTGTACGGCATAAAGATAAAAGAATTAACTGAAATATTGAAAGATGAAACAGTCAAAAACTTTGAAATAAAAGAAAGTATAAATTATATAGACTATTTTTGTATTTCTTTTGAACTTGATTTTAAAAAGAAAATTGAATTGAATATAGCATTAACTGAAATGAAGGGAAACTATCAATCAAGAGATTTGAGTATTGAAGAAATAGAATGCCAATTCGATAATAAGTTTAAGGAATTAAAAGAATATCTGGAAAGCAAAAATAAAGGTGAGCTTAAAGAACTTGAGAATAAAATATCTGAGTATGAAACGAAACTTAAAAAGGCGAAAGAACAATATGATAAAATAAACGATTATGGCGAGAACTTATAAAGTTAGGAGGAATAAATGGCAAAAAAAACAATATTAGACGGAATAATTTTGAAAATAGACAACGGTTATCCTTTGTTGCAAGCTGAATACAAAACACTTCTTGAAGAATTACCTGTTGTAGAAAAAGAAGAAAGTGTTGGAAACTGGTATAGCGGGACAATAGATTATAGGAATGTTAAAAAAGAATACTATGTGGTAGGAAATTTAGAAAAAGGTTATTTTTGGTTTTATCACGCCAAAAGTGAATGGATTGTAAATGAGTATTTTGATATTAAAAGAGTTCAAAGAAAATCTGAACAAGTCACAGAAACAAGAGTTTGGTATGAATAAAAAAGGGGAATTAAAATGAAAAAATTATTATTAGGAATTACAATTTTAGGATTGACAGTAAGCTGTGCAAGATGGGAAGATACTCAAAAAGATTGGGAAAGCGATACGAAAGGGCTAAAAAGGACAGAATATCATTAAACTTAATAAGCGAAAACAATCGCAGAGTTACAATTGATAATGCGATTGTAATAACAGAGGAGGAATAATGGAAATAATAATGAGAATTTTAAGTGCAGCAGTTACAATATTTTTAGTTTTCTTTTTAGTTAGTTATCTGTATGCCTTAGTTGAAAAAGTGAAAAAGAATCTTAAAAATATAGCCAGAATTAATTACACACCTTACAATGTAGCGTATTTTTTAGTTTTTTGGTTTTTAAATATTCTGCTGATTTATGCAACAATAAATTTGATTGTATTTTTTGCAATTAGAGTATAAAACAAAGAAAGTAGAAATTTATAGTGAAAAGGAGCGTTGAGAATGTCAGAGTTTATTTTAAAAAAATGAATGAATGGGAATTTTTAAAATTAAAAAGAAAAAGAGAAAGTTTAAAGTTTGAATTAAAAGAAATAAATCAAAAGATACAAAGAGAAGAGGAAATAAGAGAAAGAATAGAAATAAAGGAGCAGTTAAGAGATGTTGAAATAAAGAAGATATCAAATGTTTTAAAAGTTTTAAACACAAGAGGAGAATACGAAAATATTTTTTTAAATTGTAAACATGAAGATTACGAAATAGAACTAAAAAGAGTGTTGAAAGAATATTTAGATTTTTTAGAATATTACTTATAAATGCTTGAAAATATTGATAAAATAAGGTATAATAAGGGAGTGATAAAATGCTTACTAAAGAGCAGATAAGACAAATTGAAAACAATAAAAATCTTTTTCACTTTATAGTGATTTTGCTAGAAGAGATGAAGAAAAAAGGAGAAAGAGAAATGACAATTGTTTTCAATAATGGAAAAGTAATCAAAAGAAAAAAAACAAATACAATTGGATAAAGGCAAGAGTTATGAAAGTTAATGAGCCGATTTGTAGATAAACTATAGAAATATAGTCTATTTATAAGTCGGCTCTTTTTTTGTCTAAAATTAAAAAGGTAAAGGAAAAATGAAAGATGAAAACATAAAATTATTGATTAAAAATGAATATGAAAATGGCACAAGTATGAGTGTTTTAGCTAAGAAATACAACGTAAAGTTAAATACAATAAAAACTTGGAGTGCTAAAGAAAAATGGGTTAAAAAAAAACGTAATACTACAACCAAAAAAGGCACAACCGAAAATAGCAAAAAACAACCAAAAAAAACGGTTGTGATTGATAAGGAAACACAGATAAAATCAGACATAATTAACAATACAACCAAAGAAGAAATCACGGAAAAACACGGAATAAAAAAGACTAAATATTACGATATTAAAAAAAGTGTAAGACAGATTCAGATAGAACAAAGTGAGAAAGTTTTAAATGAAATTGCAACAAAAAAATATAATAACGCAGTCGAAAGGTTAAAAAGGATAATCGAGGAAAAAGAAAAACTGGAAACTAGAATTCTTGAAACTACAGATAAAGAAGAAATGTCAATGATTAAACAAAAGTTGGAACTTCTGAAAGAATTTGAAAAAGATATAAAAGTGAATGCTAGAGTTATTTCTGATTATAGACAAGCAGAGTTAGAGGAACAACTTGTAAATAATGAATTAAGTAGAAATGCTTTAGAAATCCAAAAAGAACGTTTAGAGATTGAGAAGGCTAAAATCAAAAACAATGATGATAAGGATTCAGAAAAAGAAAATGAAATGATTGAGCTGTTAAAAAATATAACGGAAAAGGTTGGAAAAGATGAATGATTTAACTCCTAAACAGTATGAAGTATTGAAAATATTTAATAAAGAACAGCCGAGAATAACAATTCTGACAGGAGCTAAAAGAAGCGGAAAAACATTTTTAAATAATTTTCTGATGTTATCTCACATTGCGACGTTTGCCAATCAAAATCTTAACTTTATCATAATTGGAGCAACTAGCGGAAGTATTTGGAGAAACGTTTTAAACGACTGGGAAACAATGTTAGGAAAACAATTTAAGCCAAAAAAAGATGGAAGTTTCAAGTTGTTTGGGAATAACGTTTATTTATTCGGTGGAGAAAAGGCAGACAGTTGGAAAAAGATGAGAGGAATGACTTCTCACGGCACTTATATAAATGAGGCAACAGCATTGCACCAAACTTTTATTACTGAAGCATTTTCAAGAACTTCAGGAGAAGGTGCAAAGATATTTATTGATACCAATCCTGACAATCCAGCTCATTTTGTAAAAAAAGATTATATTGACAATGCTGGAGATAGATTGGAAAATGGCAGATTAAATATTCTAGTTAGTAATTTTAAACTTGATGATAACGTTTTTCTTAATAAAGAGTATGTGGATTCAATTAAAAAGACAACTCCACGAGGAGCAACTTACGATAGAGATGTTTTAGGATTATGGGTTGCACAGGAAGGCGTTGTATTTGCTGATTTTTCAGAAAAAGAAAATGTAATTAAGGACATAGAAAATATTGAAATAAAGGAATATTACATTGGAGTTGACTGGGGATTTGAGCATTATGGAACATTGGTAGTTATTGGAATGGATTTTGAAGATAATTACTATATTGTTGAAGTTATAGCGAAACAGCATAAGTATTTTGGTTACTGGAAAATGCTTATTTTACAGAAATATAAGGAATATAAAGTATTAAGAGTATTTTGTGATAGTGCTAGAACCGAATATGTACAAGGGTTATTGGATTTTGGAATAAATGCTGAAAACGCAAAAAAAGATGTAAAAGAAGGAATTGATTTGGTTGGTGCGATGTATAAAAGAAATGCACTAAAGATTACAGAAAAGGCATTTAAAGGAAAGTTTGAAGATGAAATTTATTCTTATGTGTGGGGGAAAAATGATGAGCCAGTTAAGGAAAATGATGATGTAATGGATGCGATAAGATATGTTTTATATAGCTTGAAAAAAGATGAAGGCGGAATTGCTTATTTATATTAGGAAGGAGGGCTAATGACTAGAGAAGAAAGAACAAGAATTAAAACTTATTATGATAGGGAACAATATAGTAAATCAAATTTAAGTAAGAATATGCCAGGACTGTTTGACGGAACTGTGGAAATATTTAATCCGATTCGAGATATTGTAAAGGCTCTATCAAATACAGCTTTAAAAGATTTAGGAATAGAAAACGATAAACTAAAAGAAATTTGGGAAATTAATCAAATGACTACTTTCAGTAAAAAGATTGCTAAAGAAATGTATTTGAATGAAGAAGTATTTGTTGAAGTTATATTAACTCCAGATGAGCAAATTAGGTATATTTTACATAATGTAGACGATGTCGAATACACGGAAGTTTTTGGAGAAATTAAGAAATTTAAAGTTGAAGGGGAACAAGTTTATTTCGATGAAAACGGAGAAGAGCAAAGTAGAGAGTATTCTAGAGAATATATAAAACTTGATACTGGAACTGTTAAAAGAATTGAAAAAATAGATGACGATACAGTTGAAAGTCCTTTTATTTTGGATAAAATTCCTGTTTCAAAATTTAAAAACGACAGCAATATTATAGAAGCATTGAATATTATAGATAAAATCAATGAAACTGAAAGTTACATTGGGAGAATATTTGGAATACATGGAGATCCTTGGATGCATGTAAACGGAGTGAAGCAATTTGCAGATGTTAATTCTAGCAATGAAAAGATTAAGAAAAATGCACAACTTTTGGAAGAGGCTAGATATAAAAAGAAAAGAATTATCAACACCCAAAATTCAAAAGAAATGGAAGCTAGTTTTAAATATATCGAATTGACAAATCCTTTAATTAGTGAAATGCAAAATGACATAGCTAGACTGGAAAAAAGACTGTCAAACTTATTTCCTGAATATCTTTTAGTAGATACAGCAACGCAAAACGTCAGTGAGGAAACTTATTTATTAAAGAATAATGGACTTAAAACGAAAGTTGCAAGTTTTAGAGAGGGCTTTATAAAAAGTTTACTAGAATTAGACAAAATTGCGTTGGAATTGTCAGGAAGTTCAGATGAATTAACTGAAAACGATTATACATATTTTGATACATTCTTAGAAAACGAAAAGAGTTCTAAATTAACAACTTTATCATTAGCCCTTGATGTAATAAGCAAGGCAAAAGAGATTGACGAAGAATATAAACTTAAAAATTTAATAGAAAAAGTGATGGATGACACTTTGCAAGATTTGAGTGGTTTGTATGATTAAAATAGATTTTAAATGGAATCATAAAGTTGAGAAAAAGTTATTTAATTTTTTCAAAAGAGTGGCATTTTCGATATTTAATGGCAAAAAGGCAGATATTGATTATTCAAATTTAATGAAAATATTTGTTAATTATAGTATTTCTTACGAGAAAAAATTTAAGAAGTCGAAAAATATAGATGCAAAAAAGCATACAGAAATAGCTGTAAAACAGATAAAAGAAATAAAAGACTGGCAAAATAATTTAAATAACTATGTTGGAGAAAATAAAGAAAAAGATAATTTGGAAGATGTATTAAGAAATAATGCAAAATTTAGAGCTAGAAATATGCTGGGTAATTATTACAAAGATTTTTTGAGAGAAATAATCGCAAATGAAAGTGAATATTTTGAGTGGAACACAATGGGAGATGAACGTGTTAGACCAACACACGAGGCAAGAGATGGACAAATTTATAACTGGGATAATGCTGAAATAGTCCCTGGAGAAGAACCAGGTTGCAGATGTTGGGCTACTGTTTATTTCCCTAATTCACAAGAGGAAATTAATAACATAAACCAAAATTCTTGAGAGTTGAAAGATTACGGATCATTTATGAGTCGTTTGATGCCAAATCTCAAAAATTTATAGAGTATCAATACTGTAAATCATTTTATGAGTTACAGCAAATAAT